CGCCGGCATTTAAGATGTCTGGAAAAACCGCTTTAGAGTCACAATCAGCGGTAACTCAGTTTAGCCAAGCCTTAGCATCAGGCGTTCTTCAAGGTGACGAGTTGCGTTCTATACGCGAAAATGCTCCTGAAGTTGCAAGAGCAATCGATAATGCTATGGGCGTATCAGTTGGCGAGTTAAAAAAATTAGGTGAGCAAGGACGCATAACTGCCGATGTTATGGTTGAGGCTATACTTAATGCCGCTCCAAAAATTGAAGAAAGGTTTATGCAAGCAAGAAAAACATATGCTGATCAATTCCAACTTATGTCCAATGCCGTTCAAGAATTTATTGGCAGACAAGATGACTTAATGAGAAGTCATATCCAATCTATGGAAAATATTGGAAAAACAGGAAATATAATGATTGATAACGCTACAAGCGTTAGCGAAGCAATGCAAAATACACAAAAAGAAATTGATAAATTTAATGCGTTAATAGATCAGGGACTTCAAAAAGTTGAAAGTTTGCAACAACAAATTAACGCTGCTACTCCTGGATCAACATTATTTACTAGTTTAACACAAGAATTATCAACTTTAAATCAAGCAATTAGCGATACACAAAAATACGTTAATGAATTGAAAAAAAGCATGGAAATTCCTGCTCCTCAATTACCTCCGGCTATTGAAATTACATCTCCAACTGTAGTTGATGAATCGAATCAAATTTATAAAACTAAAGAGCAAATAAAAGAATTAACTAATGAAAAAAATAGATATATTCAAAGCCAAAGAGAATCTTTAATAAAAACAAAAGAACAGACTTTAGCGGAACAAATTTATGCAGATGCAGCAAAAGCAGGAAAACTTTCCACTGGATTTACTATGGCTGATGCTGAAAAATTAGCTATAGAAAAAATTCGTCATGATGAAAACTCTTCTGCGGCTAAAAAACACGCAGAAGAAATTGCAAATTTAATTCAAAAGTATCGTGAGTCTGCTGACCCGTTATTGGTCTATCGTGAAGATTTAGCAATAATTGAAGAGGCATTTAAAAAAGGTCAAATTTCAGCGGCACAATATTCTGAAACAGTAGCAAATATAAATAAGGCTATGTTAAAAGCGGCAGAAAGTTCTGACCCATTAAAAAAACAAACAGAAGAACTAACTAGGGCATTTGAAAGTTTTGGCCGTCGATCTGCGGATGCCATTGCTGACTTTGTTGTAGAAGGAAAAGGAAGTTTTAGTGATCTTATTAGATCATTTACAAAAGAACTTATTTCTTTCTCCATTTATCAAAATTTATTTAAAAATATTTTTGGTGGAACAGGTTTTAACTTTTTATCATTCTTAACACCATCAAGATCAACTATCGGCGGTAATGCCGTTGGTGGATTAAGGGCATCTGGCGGATCAGTTTCCTCTGGTTCAGCTTATATTGTGGGAGAGCGTGGACCAGAATTATTCATGCCAAATCGGTCAGGCTCAATCGCACCTAGTTTTTCTGGCGGTTCAAATGTTAATGTCAATGTAATCAATAATTCAAGTTCTCAGGCAACAACGAGAGAAACTGTCGATGGTCGTGGAAATCGTAATATCGATATTATCATTGGTGATGTTGTTGCTAAGGAAATCGGTCGGATCGGAAGTTCTGTAAATCAATCTCTTAGAAATACATTCCAGACTTCTCCTGCATTGGTGGGGAGATAATAGATGACTGCATCTTACACATGGCCAGCAACACTCCCACAAGTTCCGCTATTTGCACAAATGTCTGATGATTTTGGTGTTAATGTAATCACGACTCAGATGGATTCAGGCATTGCAAAAATGCGTCGTCGCGGTCGTCGATCATCAAAAATGACTATGACTTTTCAAATGACAACAACTCAAGTTGGTTATTTGAGAACTTTTGTTGAATCAACGATTAATGGAATTTCTAGATTTTATTGGGAGCATCCAAGAACCGGATCAACAATGGAAGTTAGATTGTTTCCGGGCGGTAATGGAGAATTATATAATATTAATCAGGTTGCTCCTGATTTGTGGCACGTTTCGTTGACAATGGAGGAAGTTCCGTGAGCCGTCTTGCTTCGCTTTCGTCGAATGCAATTTCAACTCTACTCGCTCAGGAATCAACGAATCCTGTTATTACGTTATTGACTATAAGCGGAACTGGTATCGCAACTCCTGTCAGATTGTGCGATCAATTCCTGACTAGGTTATCTGAAACTGATACCGATGTTGTTTATGGGCTAACCAGTAATAGTAATGAATTTTATTATTTGCCTTTCAACATATCATTACCGACTGAGGAATTTGCTTCGGCTCCTCGATGCGTTTTAACACTCCAAGATGTTACAAGATATTTGATTCCGACAATTAGAAATATATCAACTCCACCAAGTGTCCAGATCGATATAATTTTAGCATCGGCTCCGAATACAATCGAGATCACATTCGGTTCTTTTACGATGACTAATATTCGGTATAACGCGCAAACAATTACAGCTGATTTAATGATAGAAATGCTTGAAATAGAACCATTTCCGGCGCATTCTTTTACTCCTAATTACTTTCCGGGATTGTTCTAATGTGGTGGAATGAATATGTCGGGATTCCATATAAACTTTCTGGACGCGACAGAGACGGTCTGGATTGTTGGGGACTTGTTCGCCTAATCCATAAAGAACAGTTTGGAAACGATCTCCCTTCTTTTTCTGACCATGATCATTCTCATGAAAAAATCCGTGAGATAATGGCAGAACAAAGGGAAAATTGGGTTTCTACAGATACGCCGAAAATTGGCGATGTCATTCTTTTTAGAGTCATGGGCGCTCCTTCCCATGTCGGTCTATACATCGGAGATCAATCATTTATTCATGCAAAGCAAGGGATCAATTCAGCGATTGAAAGATATGATTCTGTTTACTGGAGAAACAGGATCGTTGGATTTTATCGTTACGATCCTAATGTTGCTGTTTTTTCTGGCGCTCCGCATCCTTTAAAAACATACTCAATAAATAAGAGTATTGAGCAAGGAATATCGGTTTCAAAACTTATTGAAGATATTAAAACTGAAAATAATATTCCTAAAGAACTAATTACAAAGGATATTATTTACATAAATGGAGAACTGATCCCATTTGAAAAATGGGATTTAACAATCGTTGAAGCAGGGCAACGAATTGAGTATCGAGCAGTTCCAACTGGTGATAATCTTGCTCCAATTTTACAATTAGCTGTTGCAATAGCGGCAATGACATTTGCTCCAGTTGTTGCGGGATTTTTTGGAGTAACGAGCGCACTTGGCGTTGGAATTGTTCAAACTGCATTAATGGTTTCTGGATCATTATTAGTAAATGCTATTTTTCCCACTCGAACGCCAGAATTGCAAAGTCAATTGGATACACCAAAATCTCAATTACTAATTCAAGGCGGTGCGAATCAAATCAATCCTTTCGGATCGATACCAGTTGTTCTCGGTCAATTTAGATATACGCCACCATTGGCGGCTCAGAATTATACAGATGCACAAGCATCTGATGCATATCTTAGAACGCTTTTATGTTGGGGTTACGGTCCTTTAGCAGTTTCAGATATTAGAATTGGCGATCTTCCAATTACATCATATCGCGGTGTTGATATAGCAACATTGTATGATTACTCAGGCGATAGTGGCGCTGAAAAAACAACATTCAATAATATTTATGGTCAAGATGTTTCTCAGGACGTTATCAATATTGAATTAGAAAGTGATGGCAAGGGCGACATGGCCTATACTGTCACTTCGAATGTTTGCGTTGTAACTTATGTCGCACATCCTTTTTCTGTTGGTGGATATGTTCAATTAGCTGTAAACTCAGGAAATGGTATTTCTGGAACATATTTAATAACTGCAAAAACAACAGATACTTTTTCTGTTGCAATGGTTGTTGGTAATACATCTGGTGTTGTTAACGTATCTATTGCGACTGTAATTGGCTCGCCTTGGAGTTCAACAGTAGTTGAAGGTCTTTCATCTCAAATTATTGTTGCTTTGCATTTTCCAGAAGGATTAAGAACTCAAACACTTGATGGTGTTACTGCGGGACAAATTACAGAGGCAACTTTCAGAGGACAAGTTCAATATCGTCAACTTGATCCAGATACATTAGCCCCATTGACTTCATGGGGTGATATTAGAACATCAAGTTTACAAACAACTTATCAACTTGGAAGTGCATATTTTAATGTTGATGATGATACGCAACTTGAAACAGTTTATCGTTGGACTCGAATTACCATTGATGAAAATGGAAAAGTAAAAAGATATGATGGAGCATTCACTGAGTCTCAAAATGCAGAACCATCAGGTGATTTATTATTAAGATTACAAAAATCAACTTTTGGTTTCAATTCTGTTTATACGAGATTACCAGATATTGAAGATGGCGAAGAAGAAATTTGGAGAGTCTGCGTATATGGAAGTTCAATCGTTGCAACAACAGATATGCGATCCGCAAATATAACTGGCGGTGGACTTACAACTAGCGGAACTACGATAACGATTGCGGCGGCAACCATTGCAAGAGCAACAACAAATACAATTTCTATAGGTGCATCTGGAGAAGAATATTTTCAGAAAAAAGATGCATTTACATATACAAGAACATTCAATGTTTCTTATGGTAAATATGAAGTTCGCGTAAGAAGAATGAATGATAGTAATCCAGATATAAATATCGCAGGAATCAATTATCGCCGAAGTTTCAGATCAATCATATATTCTATCACTGGAATAGCAAATAATTCACCAGTTGTTGCTCCTACTGGAACGCAACTATGCATGACAGCAATTAGAATTCAGGCGACAGATCAATTAAATGGCAATGTTGATGGTATTTCTGGAACGGTTCAATCTGTTTGTAAGGATTGGACAGGTTCTACATGGACCGTAAGACCGACCAGAAATCCTGCAAGTTTGTTTAGATATGTTTTGCAACATCCTGCAAACGCTCAAGCTGTTGCTGATTCAAAGATTGATCTGACAGCTTTGCAAACGTGGCACGATTATTGTCGAACTAATAGTTTTATGTTTGATATGGTTATTCTTGATAGGCGCAGTTTGCTTGAAGTATTACGCGATATTTGCGCGGCAGGTCGAGCATCTCCAATATTTAAAGATGGCAAATGGAGTGTCATAGTCGATACGACAAGAACTACTGTTGTTCAATTTTTTACTCCTGCAAACTCATGGGGGTTTGAAAGTTCAAAGGCACTTCCTCGGTTGCCTCATGCTTTCAGAGTGACTTTCAATAATTCTGAAAAGTCATATCAACCAGATGAGTATATTGTTTATAACGATGGTTATTCTGCATCGAATGCAACAATTTTTGAACAATTAGCATTGCCCGGAGTAACAACAAAAAATCAGATATTTAAACACGCTCGTTTCCATCTGGCTCAGTTAAAACTGCGTCCTGAGACATATACATTGAATGTCGATATGGAGAATTTGCTTTGTAATCGTGGCGATCTTGTTCGCGTTCAACACGATGTGCCAATGTGGGGGCTTGGAAGCGGTAGAATCAAAAATAGAACTTCATCGACAGTTATCGAGTTAGATGAAGCTGTTCCAATGGATGCGGGTGTTCAATATACTATTAGAATCCGACTTGCTGATGGATCAAATATAACAAGAACGGTGGCATCAAAAGCAACTGACGGTTATTATGATTCAATAACATTGACTACCAGTGTCACTTCAACAGAGGCGGCATCTGGTAACTTATTCATGTTTGGAGCATTAAGTTCAGAAACAGTTCAGTTAATTGTTCAATCTATTGAACCTATGGAAAATTTGACAGCAAAATTAACACTAGTTGATTATTCTCCAGATGTTTATGATTCAGATCAAGAAGTTATTCCTGAGTTTAATTCTCAAATAACAAGACCGCCTTTATTAGCACAAAGTGTTATATCTGCTATTCCGACAATTATTTCGCAGATTTCAGATGAATCAATGATCTTGATTCTATCTCCCGGACAATTTTTATGCAGATTAAAAACAACTTTCGCTAATCCTACAAATCTTCCTTCGAACTGTAGATATGTTCGCGCTCAAATTGACGTTCAAAATGATGTCATTGTGAATTGGTCGCAAACAGTAACAGTTCCTTATGATCAGAAATATGTTGTTTTTGGAGATGTTGAACAAGGTAAAAACTATATTGTTCGTCTAAGGTATGAAACGACAGATGGTCGTGCGGGTCCTTGGGCTTATGCGTCTCCGCATACTGTTACAGGTGCGACAAATCCTCCTGCAAACGTAACTGGCTTTTCAAGATCAGTTGAAGGAAAAATGATCCGCCTTGATTGGGCAGATAATAAAGAGCCAGACTTTGCAAATTACGAGGTGAGAACAACCAATACTAATTGGGGTTATGGAGATCGTGTATTTTTTGGAAATACATCAACCTGTCTTGTAACTCCTCCATTGGCAGGATCATCAAGAACTTGGTATATCAGAGCAGTTGATATCGGTGGAAATTATTCAACAAGTTCTGCATCTGTCACATACACAACAGCATCTCCGTCTAATACAACAACAATTTCATCAGAATTTGGAACGAGCGCAACTGTTGCAACAATTACTCTTGATTGGAGTGATGTAAATCCTGTTTTTGGATTAGATTATTACGAAGTCTCATATACTGGTGTTACAAAAACAGTAAAAGCATCAACAATTACGCTTCCGGCTGATTGGCTTGGTTCAAGAACATTTACTGTCAAAACAGTGGATTTGAATGGGAATAAATCAAGCGGTTCTCAATTATCAGTAACAAAACTTGCTCCAGATTCACCAACAAATTTCAGAGCGCAAGTTATTGATAACACAGTTATGTTGTATTGGACGCTTCCGACAACAACTAGCCTTCCAATCAGTCACATATTGGTTAAGAAAGGCGCTTCTTGGTCAACAGCAACAAGTGTCGGAAATAAATCAGGTGGATTTACGACAATCAATGAAACTGTTGGTGGAGTTTACACATACTGGATTGCGGCTGTTGATACAGATAATCGTGAATCTGATCCTGTAAGTGTTACGGCAAATGTGGCCTCTCCTCCTGACTTTGTTTTTCATGGGCAATTTTCATCAACATTTACTGGAACACGCTCAAACGCATACAAAGAAAATTCAAGTTTGGTTGTTCCTGTAAATACAACTGAAACATGGGAATCGCATTTTACAAGTCGCTCTTGGTCAACTCCTTCTGATCAGATCAACGCTGGTTATCCGATTTATATTCAACCCGCTAACAGTCCCGGATATTATGAAGAAATTTTTGACGCGACGACATTGCTTGCCAGTTCTCAAGTAACTCTGACATATACCGGATCGACAGTTTCTGGAACAATTACAATAACACCGAAGATTTCAATTTCGGCAGACAATATTTCATATACTGACTATGAGGGCGCTGACACAATTTATGCTGTAAATTTCAGATATGTTAAAATCAGATTAACATTTTCTGGAAGCGACACGTCACTTTACAGATTAAACAATATGGATTTGCGTCTTGATGCAAAACTATTGAATGATGCAGGAACAGTTTCAGCACTTTCAACTGATACAAATGGAACGATTGTTAATTTTAATAAACAGTTTGTCGATATTACTTCAATCACGGCAACAGGATTAGGAACTTCTGCAATCATTCCAGTTTATGATTTTGCTGATTCTAGATTGTCTGCTACCTACTCAGTTACTTCAAACAGTTGTGTTGTAACGTATAATTCACATGGGTTTATTTCTGGTCAAACTGTTTCATTTCAAAATTCATCAGGAACTGGCGTTGATGGGGTTTATACAATAACATCGACAACAACGAATACTTTCACATTCACAATGACAACTGCTAATACAAGCGGAAATTGTTTGATTTATCCTCAAAGTTTTAGAATATATCTATTCAATACGTCAGGAACGAGGATAAGCGCAACGGCATCATGGAACGCAAAGGGCTACTGAAATGGCTGATCATAGCAAACCAACAACGACTTCAACCTATACCAATTTCGTAACTGAATTGGATGGTCGGTTCGATGATCTTTCATTGGGTCTTGATCCGGCAACAACTTCTCCGACAAATCTGGCGACGAATTCAATTCGTTGGACAAGCGCATCTTCCAAGTGGCAAAAATACGATGGCTCGACATGGAATGATTTATCATCCTCCTATTCAATCAATATAAATGGAACTGTAGGCGCAACAACTCCAACAACTGGCGCTTTTACAACCTTATCCTCAACGGGAAATACGACACTTGGAGATGCTTCTGGCGATACGGTTACAATTAATGGAACTGTTCAGCCAGGAGTTGTGATTTCAGGTTCAAGTTCAACTGATGCTTTGCGGGTGACACAAACAGGAGCCGGAAATGCTTTTGTCGTTGAAGATTCTACAAATCCTGATTCAACTCCATTCGTCATCGATCCATCTGGTAACGTGGCAATCGGTGCAACAACAGCTACGACAAAACTGGATGTTTTGGGATCGTCGTTGCTTGCAAACGGGACAGCGGCTCTAAATAGCGTCACTTCTCCGACCTATAACGGTCTTTGGGTTGGCTATGATAGCACAAACAATTTGACGGCTCTGCAAGCGGTAAATTCGGCGGCGGCGGGTATGGTATTCCATACAAAATCCGGCTCTGGATCGGCTACTGCGGAAAGAATGAGGATCACATCGGCTGGCGATGTTGGAATTGGAAATACTCCATCAGGGAACTATAAACTTGAAGTGACCGGAAAATCATATTCGAGTGGTGGATATATTCCTCGCGTTTCAACGGCTGTATCGAGCGCAACTCCAACGATCAATACGGACCAAGTCGATCAATTTGGTTTAACTGCTCAGGCGGTCGATATTACATCTTTCACTACCAATCTATCGGGAACTCCGACAAACGGTCAGAAACTTTGGATTTATATCATTGGAACAGCGGCAAGGGCGATCACATGGGGAGCGTCATTTGAATCCTCGACAATTCCTTTACCGACCACAACAGTTTCAACAAATCGGCTTGATGTCGGTTTTGTTTGGAATGCTTCGACGAGCAAATGGCGTTGTGTAGCTACATCCTAAAGGTGCAAAATGGCTTTCTATAAACTTGAAGACGGTCGTATTGTGGATGAATTCATTCTTGGTGAAGAACCATATATTTATTCAGATGCGATTGTTATGGAAGAAGAAGAATATAATAAGTATAGCGCAGAGCAATTAAATATAATGAAAGAAAATAGATATAAAAACTGGCTCAGAATTGTAAAATCAATCGATCAGGATAGTTCAAATGGCTAACAGATATTGGGTCGGTGGAAGTGGAACTTGGAACGCAACATCGACGACAAACTGGTCAACTTCGTCAGGCGGCGCTTCTGGCGCTTCTGCTCCTAATACTGGTGATGCCGCAATATTTGATGCAAATTCAAATACAGGAACAAATGATTTTACTGTTACACTTGGAACTAATCCGGCTTGTTTAACATTAAATACAACAGGAATTGATCCTGCTACTGCAATGACCGTTGCAGGAACAGGAAATTTAACAGTTGCAGGAACAGTTTTTACTTTAACAAATAAAGTTGTTTGGAGTGCTACAGGAAACTTAACTTTTTCTGTTGGTGCTTCAACATTGAATATAACAACAGCCGGAGTTTCTATTGATTCTCCAGTTGTATTAGGAGGCAGTGCAAATTCTTCTACATATAATTTTGTTGATGCTTTTACTTGCACAAAACTGATGCAATTAAATAGAGGTGTTATTACAACAACTGGTAGCAATAAAAATATTACTGTTCTTCGATTTACAGTAAACACAGGAACAGGAACAAGAACTGTTAATGCCGGAACTGGAACTTTTTCACTTACTGGAAATGGGGCGACAATTCTTGATTTAGGTGATGCAACTTTTACATCACCATCGACTATAAATTTGACATATTCTGGTTCAACTGGAACTAGAACAATTACAGGTGCATCACAAGCATCAACAACAACTGCTAGTATAAGTGTAACAGCAGGATCGGATACTATTACATTTGTTGCATCAACAATAATCAAATCATTAGATTTTACAGGTTTTACCGGAACTTTATCTAATACATCTTTTACAATATCAGGAAATTTAGTTGTCAGTAGTGGTATGACACTATCGGCAGGAACAAATGCATTAATTTTTAATTATTCATCTTTAAGTATTACATCAAACGGAAAAACATTTGATTTTCCAGTAACTATTGGCGGAAATAATGCAATCACAATTACATTAAATGATAATTTAACAATAGCTTCAACTAGAACATTAAATTTTGCAGCCTCAGCAACAACAACTGCTCTTGGTGCTTTTACATTAACAACCGGAATTTTAACGACAATTGGTAGTCCATCTGGACGTTCAGTAACAACAACAAGTGGTAAAATTGTAATTACTGGCAACGCGGCTACAGTATTAGATACAGGTGGAATGACATTTACTGGCGTTCCAATAGAATTAAGTTATTCAGGTTCAACAGGAACTCGAACAATAAGTTGTTCAGGAGGAAATCCGCAATTAAAAGTAATTTCTGGTTCTGATATTGTTGCAGTTGGTAATAACTCAAATTTTGATGGGATAAATTTTACTGGATTTTCTGGAACATTTACAATCGCGGCAAACGTAACTTTAATAAATAATCTAGTTATGTCATCAACAATGACAACTGGATCAGGAGGAGCAAATAGTCTTACATTTTCAACAAATTCAATTTCATTAACATCAAACGGTGTAACAATAGGTTATCCAATTGCAGTAAATACTGGAACTTTATTGCTTGCTGATAATTTGAAAACTACACGAAGTCTTACTTTAACTGCCGGAACATTAGACGCAAATAATAAAAATGTCGAAATATTAAATTTTATTGGAAGCAATTCAAATACAAGAACATTAGCACTTGGTTCCGGAACTTGGACGATCACAGGTGATAGCGCGGGATCAGTTACAAACGTATGGAATACTGCAACGATAACTGGTTTAACTATTACTGGAACAGCAACAATTTCAATGACAAGTGCATCTGCAAAACAATTTGCAGGAGGTGGCGCAACCTTTCCTACGTTGAATCAAGGTGGAGCCGGAACACTAACAATAACTGGCTCTAATACATTTACGACATTATCAAATTCTGTTTATCCAACAACCATAACACTTACGTCTGGAACAACAACGACGGTAACTAATTTCAATCTTGGAGGTATCGGCGGAAGTTTAGTAACTTTGAATGCATCGACCGCAGGAACCAGAGCGACAATATCAAAGGCATCCGGTTCGGTTTCAGCGCAATATCTTAATATTCAAGATAGTAATGCGACGGGTGGCGCATCTTGGACGGCTCTGAACTCGACCAATGGCGGCAACAATCTTGGGTGGGTGTTTGCGGTTCCGGGATTTTTCTTCTTTTTTGGCGTTTAGGCATATTCTGTTTTTGGGAATTTTGAGGTAAAACGGGGAAAATGGAGGCTTGAAAATGTCAATTCAGATCGACGAACACGCAAAGGCTGTCATTGATATTGCAAGCATTACAACTGTTCTTGGGACGCTTTGGGGCGCTTTACCTGCTTTGGCGGCTTTATTTTCTCTGATTTGGTCGATCATTCGAATTTATGAAACCAAGACTTTCCAAGGATGGATTTCAAAATTCAAGAAAAAGGACTGATATCCGGTGGCGATCCAAGTCCTCAACGGCTCATCGAGCCGGAATGTCTATCTGGATGCGGTTCGCGGAATTCATCCTGATTGCTCAGGCATTCATCGCTTTGCCTTTAATAACAATGTCGGCATCACTTACGAAACAATCTGGGACAATGGCGGCGGGGAATACGTCTATCCGGCCTCAGCGGTCGCTCTGACGGCAGTTTCCACTTCTGCATCGGATACTATGGCTGTCCTGATTACGGGTCTGGACGGCTCGTATATGCCGATTTCTGAGCAGATCACGCTTTCGGGTCTGACTCCTGTCACTACGACGAAATCCTTCCTGCGGATCAATGATATCCAACTCGTTACTGGTAGCAATGCCGGAGAGATTAGTTTCACCAATAATGGAACGACTTACGGTCATATCTCGGCAACTTATGGCGTTCAGCAATCCTCGGTCTATACGGTTCCGGCAGGACATACGTTCTATATGACGCAGATCGATGTTACATCCGGCACGATCAATTCAAACAAATACGGATTCGGTCGAGCAGTTTTAAGATTCTTTAATGGTCCGACATTAAGGTTTTTTGAAACAACCTTTGTTACATCGCAGTTAAAATATGAACCGCCAGTTCCGTTTAGGATTCCTGAAAAGACGGATTTCGAGTTTCAATGCAAATCATCGTCCTCGACGAATGAATTTACTGTTTATGTAAACGGCCTTCTGGTGAAGGAATAATGCGATGGACCCTTTCACCATCCTTGCGGGAGCGACTGCCCTATATAACGGGATAAAATCCGCTGTCGATGCGGGTTCTGATGTTATGGAGACTGCCGAGAAACTCGGTGGATTGTTCTCCAAGGTCGCTCAAATCACGCAGATCGCGGCAACTCCTCGGAAGCGAAAACTATTCGAATCTCAGGCTGACTTCGAGGCTGAGGCGGTCAAGTTATTTGCGGCAAAGAAAAAAGCGCATCAGATGGCGCTCGAAGTAAAGAATCTATTCATCTCACGCTATGGTCCCGCGGCTTGGGATAATATCCAAAGAGAGGTGATCGAGATGCGAAAACGAGCGGCTAAAGAAGCGGCGATTGCCTTGAAAGAAAAGGAAGAAGCGCAGAAAGACTTGCTGATGCTTGGCGGGATCATTCTGTTTATCATCGTCGGGATCGGTGTCGTGGGTCTGGTCTTAACATTGAGAGGTTAAAATGGATATTTTGAAAACATTCGGACCACTGATCGGGTCGGTGGCTCCTACGATTGCAACCGCGCTCGGTGGGCCAGTCGCAGGGATGGCGGTTAAGGCTCTCAGTGGCGCTTTATTTGGGCGTGAGGACGCAAATCAAGAAGACATCATGGCGGCTCTGGCTAATCCGACAGGCGATCAGCTGGCGGCGCTTAAAAAGATTGATGCCAACTTCAAAGTCCAGATGAAGGCTCTGGATATCGATTTAGAGCGCATAAGAGCCGATGATCGAGCCTCAGCGCGTGATTTACAGAAAGAAACGAAGGATTGGATTCCGCGCGTTCTGGCTGTCGGCGTGACGGCAGGGTTTTTCGGCATTTTGATCTATATGCTCGTTTTTGGGCTTCCTACGACTGGAAATGAGGCGATGCTTCTCATGCTTGGAGCATTGCAGACCGCTTGGACGAGCATTATTGCTTTCTTCTTCGGCGCGTCATCGACCGATTCGACCAAGGACAAAATGC